GCGTCCGTAGATTGCTTGGTATGTACCTGCGGTGGTGGACATCAAAGGCGCGTCTGCCTTGAGAATGTCACCTGCTCCGTAGGTATATCCGGTCTGAGAAGCACCACCGTAGTAGTAACGCTCCATGTCTTGTACAGTTCTTACATAATTTCTTGCCATCAGTATTCACCTCCGTTCAACGCTTTGTTAGCAAGTCGGTGGACAGAGTCCCACGACATATTGCCGATTTCAGCGGTGTCAGGAATTGTAACATTAGCAGTTGATGCAGACTTTGAAATCATTGAGCCGCCTGTTGAAGAGACGTTGTCAATGCGTTCGTTGAGTGCAAGGACAGCCTTTTGGAGTTCAACCATTGGAGCGCGAGCATCAAAGTCTTGCTTTGCGATTGCATTCTGTTCTGCTTTCTGCTCTTTGATAAAGCGTTGAGTAAAGTGGCCGTTCAAGTCAGACTTGAATTGTTGCTCAGTTGCAGCAGCCTTGAAAACTTCATACGCGGCTTCTACTTCACTTTGTGAAACATTGTTCGCGTTGAGGTATTCTCCCTTAATCACGTTCTTGTTTCCACTTGGAGCAGAACCGAAGTTTGCTTGTGGTCGCTTTGAGGATTCCCCTTCACCTGCGCCTTCAAGAGAACCTTGTCCGCGATGGTCGTAGCCGGATTGGCCGGGTCCATATCCTTTACCGAAATGGTCGCGAGCCGCAAGAGGGTCGAAACCTGCACTCTTGACTGTGGACTCTAACCATGTCAGATAATCTGTTGTTATCATATCGTCTGCTTTGTTTGTTGTCATGTCTTCACCATACATCATATCTTCATCCTCGTCGTCTTCGGGTTCATCTTCGTCGTCGTCACGAGGTGGAGTCTTTTTCTTTGGTTTGTCGTCGCCGCCACCGAATGGGCCGGGGTCGCCATCACCATCAGGGTCGAGTTGAGGCGGCATTCCCGCGTCTTTCTCTTCCTTGTCTTTCTTCTTATCGTCGTCTTCTTCCTTGTCCAATTTCTTAGACAAGCGTTCAAGGACGCTTTGCAATTCATTCATTGTATTGTTGGTCATATTATCACCTGTTGTGTCCTCCTTGAGGATACGAAATTGCGCTTCAGGGTTAATCCCTTTCTCGCAAATCGTAACTTCGTGGAGTTCCATACGACGAATTTCGCGGTAATCTCCGCGTGTTTGGTCGCTTTTGTTGACACGCTCAAAGGCTTGACCGCCAATTGAGAATGACCGAAGGCTTCCCTTTCGGATTTCTGACGCAACTTCTCGCGCTTTTTCAATGTCTCCTCGTAGTTTGATAACCACAAACATACCAGTATCATCAACTTCGGACTTCCATACTCGTCCGTTAGAGTCGGTGTAGTTGTTAATGACTTCACCAACTTGAATGTTAGAATGCGCAAGTTGTACGTTGCGGAATGCTTCGGCTTTCATAAAGTTACCAAAGGCATCCTTCAAAGCACCACGAGTGATTAAATCACCCTGCTTGTCAACCATTTCAACAGACGCGTATCCTGCGACAATGAGGTCATCACCAAAGCCCTTCAAAACGAGGGGATTGGATGAGACAGATGGAGCCGCAAGAATTGCCATTGCCTCACGGATTTCTTTTCATGCTATATCAAAGGAACTGTTTTCAATCGCGATAACTCCATCATCTTCAAGACGCGCGACTTCACCTTCTTTTGTTCGCAGTCGTTTGGTTTTCTTGGATGTGGCGGGTTTCTCTTCGTCATCTTTTCGCGCCGCCGGGTCGAAGTCGGGCATGGTGTCATCGTTGATGTTTTCAGTTGGTCCTCGCGGAGATACGTCAGGAGTGGCATACCCTATACCTAATCCCTGTACACCTGTACTCGTAATCTTCTCTTTACTAAGATGTTCTAATCCGCGCTCCATCAATTCAAGACCGCGCTTGATAACCTCTTCTTCGTCTTCCAGCACCTTCTTTGGCTTCTTGCTATGACCTGCGGGTGGTTCAGGGTCAACCTCATCATACTCAGGCTCATCTTCCGCATCCTCTCTGTTTTTCAAAAGCAATGCGGCCTTGAGTTCCCAATATGGTTCTTGGTCTTCCGCTAACCGAATAAGATACTCATTGCCCCAAACCGTAGAGTTAGGTTCAATATACCAAACACCTTCTTCTTCGCGCGTTTTACAAATAACATCGTCTTCAAAGGCGGGGAAGTTGATGATGATGTTGTTCTTTTTCAAAGATACTCTCTGTGCAACATGATGTTCACCTGACATGACAGCGAGTGTTTCAACGCTGTCAGCCGCTAATGGTTCGTTATCAGTTATCTTTGCAGAGCGAATGCGATACACAGGGTGTTCGTTGTTTGATGTACTTACTCCTGTACAACGTACTGTTGCGAAATCACCTTCGTTTAATCCTCGCGGACCTTTCGCGTTACCAACCATCATGTAGTGTTCTCCATCAACTTCTTGTGCGCGCTTACCATAATTCTCAGGGTGCATCAAGGGTCCGACACCTATTGTGTAGTTCTTACCTTTACGCGATAAAATGACCACATCAACCATCTTCTCTTTACTTAGTAGAACCCACTTTGGATGACGTGGCTCTCCTTTCATGTACGTTGCATTAGCGTCGCGTAACAATATGTCTATGTTACTTTCTTTACGCAATCCTTCAATGGCAACCTGCAATCCTTCATCGTCGCTACGTTTTGTGTTGATAGGCTCAGGCATCTTGATGTGTTCACTCGATTCGTACTGAGCGCGAAGATGACGGATGCGGTCTTTCGTAGGCATATTGTGAGTATCTTCGTCTCCCGTCTTTAACAAATCAATGACCGTCATTACTCCATCATGAAGAATCGCGTGGACTGTGAAATCTTTCTCATACACTTTATCCACCTCTTCTGTGATGCTCTTATCCAATTTAATTTTACCATTAACACCGTATGCAGTCAAGCCTTTCTTCGTTTTTGAAGCGATGATTTGTTCGCCTTGAGGATACAAACTGATAACCCAATCTCCTGTAAAGCCGCGCAGATGTTGCATATCATCTAAATCGAAAATACGATGCATGAATTTGACAGGTTGCGGTTTACCATCTTCTTTTGTTATGATAGAATCGTCAATCAATCTATCGAATGATGTCAATATGTTTGGGTCATTCAAACCTGTTGAGTTTTGCGCTCTCGTGTCGAAATGCGTAGGGTCTTGAGAGATGTGATTTGATACGCTGTAATCGTATGGTTGTAGGACAGGGTTCACATCTCTCATACCTTCGCGAGATACAACTAATCTCATATCGCCGTTGTTTGGTAATCCGTTTTGCGAACTATTCGGTGAATCAATAATGAAGTTTCCATGTCTCTTCAACGCATTCTTGTTGAAGTTGATGGGAGACTTGACTGTTCTACCGTAGTCGAATTGATTCTGACGGCTGTTGTATACAGGAAGAAGTGGAGCGTTTCTTAAACTCCCTCCACCAGTAGGATAATCACCTGTCGTAAGTGATTTATTGGCATTGTATGAAGTTGTTTGGTCATTCAATGCATAAGCAAGAGCGCGCAGTTTTGAATATTTTGAACTACGGTCTTTCTTTGACCCTGTCGGGAAGATAGATGATTGATTGTTGATACGACCGCCGTTTGGATTCCGCACTCCTTTACCTAACGCAGCAACATCACTTCCTCCTTTCGTCTTCTCAAACATCTGTTCCATAACAGCGTGTATCGCGTCGAATTCGTTTTGCATCGAAAGCGGCTTCCCTTTATCGAAAATGCCATCACCACCATGCAGTATGTCGTGTTTCTCTGAACCAACCTTGAATATGTCAGCGCGATTATGAACGTGCGATACATTCTCAAATATGTTCCCATGCAGTTCAGTAGGGTCTTTTATCAAATTAGCATCACTATTCTCATGGCGAGTGTCAAGTCGTCTTGTATCTTGCGTCTTTGAAGGTGCAGGTACTTTGATTGTTTTTTCATGTCGTTGGTGTGCTAAGTAACGCGAAACAAATGCATCCTCAAACGATATGCCTTGTTCATCCGCCGCTTCTTGAACTTTCTCAATAACCTTATTGAAAATTAGTCGCGTCCTCTTATCACCATCAAACATACGGTTTGCTAACTCATGCCCCTTTGGTAAACCATCAGGATACTCATGAGCCATCTCCAATCGTTCTTCTCCTGTATCATGATGGCTTCGATTGACTGTCAATTCTCTCATTCGTTTAGCATCACTTGGAGACAAAAGTTCGTGCATCGGTTTATGCGTTTTGTTATCAACACCGCCTACACTAAACCCGGTGTTTCCACCTTTTGAGTACAACCTTTCTTGTTCTTCAGGTGTCAGATGTGTTGCTATATATTCAGAGACGTGCAATGCGTATGCTGTAAGTGCGCTCGCTTCGTTATTTTGAAGAGGCGACATACCTTCAAATCCAAACGCTTTCTCACCTAATTGTGCTTCAACCGCAGGTCGAACCAATGTGTTGAAGATTTCTTTACTAACGTCATGTGTCTGCCGCGCTAAACTTGTTTTATCATGTAAAGGGGTTTCATCATCTCCTTCATAGTAATGAGAATTCGCGCCTATCTCATTTATTCTTTGCAGAATAAAGTCGCGTTGAACATCATCTTTTTCAGTTCTTAGTTGCTCAATGTAGTGTTCTGAATCGTATTGAGCAAGTGAATCTTGGTCAGGGGCTATCACATATTCAGTACCGTCTATCGTACCAAACTTCTTCGCTTCTTCAAACGTCGTCCTCTTCCCATCTTCGTTTACGCGTTCACCTAATTTCATTGGGTCTCCATCGTAGTCATCATCAAGACCGACGAGTTCTTGCTTCAAACTCCGTTCAGTTAAACCGCCATGAGAAAGAGCGTCAGGTAAAACATAACTCTTACCTGTATAGCGCGTATCAAGATACTTTTGATAATCTTCTAAAGAATATATGCTATATTTCAGCGGTTTGTATCCGATGTTAGAATCAAACAATTCAGAATTTATCTTGTCAGCGTCGCGAACTCTACCAGTTGGGTCAGACCTTTTACTTGATTTGTATTGCCCTTGTTGCCATTGAGCCAACGCTTCGTCATCATGAACGTCGAGAGGTTCGTGCGCTCCTAACAAACCTATACCCACAGCCAAACGATGTTGAGGGTTGTTCTTGTCATGCTCTATTTGAGATGCACCGACTTTTCCTCCCCGTAATTGTTCAGCGAAGAACAACTTCTCATGCCCTTTATTATCAGCATTGTCGCGAAGCAACTGTAATCTTGACATAGGGTGAGTTGAAACAATATCGCGGTCTGTATGCAACCCGTCGAGACCCATCATTGAAGTTTCATCATCAGGGTCAGATAAGAAATCGGCTTCCGCGCCAACGAAGGGTGTTAGTGTATCACTTGTCACACGCTTCAACTTCGGCATATCACGAGTGTATTCTTGCATGGATTGCCCCGCAACCTCTTCTGTATCCCCCATAGGGTCTTTTCGTTCTAATAATCTCAGTCTGACATCTTCACCACTATCAAACCGTTCTAACATCTCATCGACTTCTTCCTCAGAATAACCGTTGTTGAGCGCACGCGACTGCAATCTCGCTTTTTGTTGCGCGTTCAACTCATCATTCTTTTTGTTTGGCGAGAACGTATCAATCGAGGCTTCGCGCTTTCTTCCTTTCTTCTCACCGTATTCTGTTCCGAGTTTTCTCCCCTTCACATCTTGTCGAAATGCGGGGAGTACGTTGCGCACAGGTAAATCTTCAAACCAAACACCCGGCATCGCTCCCTCTCTTAGTTGTTGAAAGTCATTGAAATCAAAGTCGAGATTACCTCCGCCTCCACCCATCATATCCATAAGTAAACCGTAGACAGTCAACTCTTCATTAGCATCTTTAGGGTGAAGCCAGTCTTCAGGGAATTTGTGTGTGTAATGTAAATCGCTCATGCTATGCATCAACGTATCCATTTTGGCTTCACTTATTTTTGTAGTCGCGGCTTGGTGTGAGAATGAAGTCATCAATTTTTGACCGCTTGATGTCTTAAAGAAATCTTCATCCCATAACGCCTGTAAATCAGATTTCGACATTTCATCCACCATGTCAATTCCATCTTCACCAAAGAAATCGTTTTTTACAATTTTAGGGAAGCGTCCAAAACCACTAACTTCCAATCCAGTTTTATCAGAATATTCTTGTATTGCTTCGCTAAGTTCAGTATCCATTGAAGATAGCGCATTGCTAACCATTTCATCATCCAATGAATAAAATTGACCTTTAGCGTACTTCTCTGCAATTTCATCGCGTCTTGCTTCCGGCGCACTATCAAGTCGTTGTTTCTCTTTACTGTCGTTAAGATAACGGTTTGGTGCAGTCTGAGTGAACGCACGACGTAAAGAACCACCGCTATACATATCGCGTAGCGCAGTTTTCATCAAACGATTGTGTAATGCCATGTAGCCTAATACGTCATCGAAATTGCTTCCAACAATGTTTTTCAAATCGGATGGATTTTGTGCGCCATTCAATTTCCAATAAGTAATGTCGCGTTGCATATCAGCGGGGAGCATATACATACCGTCAACGTAAGAGTCCACACCCGTTCGCTCAAGTGAGGGTACAACCCATCGACCGTCATCAGTCTGAATACGCGCATTATCTTTGATTGCTTCGTGAAGAGAATTCCCTGCACTTTCTTTAGGCATCATTGTGTTTCTATCCATACCTTCACGGAAAATATAACTGCGCGGAAGTCCTTCATTCTCCCAATGTTTAGACCAAATGAACAATTGCTTCATGTGAGGTGATTCTTCGCCGTACTCTTCGATGAAATCTTTCTTGAAGTCTTGATAACCAATGTCGAACATTCTTTCGATAGTGAAATTGTTACCACTCCAATTGCCGAGCATGGTGTCTTTTTTCAATTTTGGATGAAGTTTCTTTGAGGCTTCAATCATTTTTTTATTGAATACAGGAGCGATACGTTCTTCACCTGAAAACATTGCTTTCATCAACTGTTGAAAGACAGGTCTGCTGTGATACGATGGGGTGTTATCCTCGTATGATGGGAACAAATTGAGTGCGTGTATAGGATGGTGAGGATGAGTAATGTCTTCCTCCTCATAATCACCGCCTGTTGATTTAGTGTTTGGTCGAGTCTGCATACGCCATCCGTGTGCTTTTCGCGTCATCCCATCAATAGCCTTCTGATTATCTTCATCGTGTGCTTTCTTCCAATCATCAACGTGGAAGAGAGGGATTGCGCGGTGCTGATTCTTCTTTGACGGTTCGTGTTTAGTCGAACGCGAAGTAATTACCTTTGAAGCCTGAAATGAATCCGCAGGTATTTTGTCAATCGGATTCTCTTCTTCTAATCGTTCAAGATACTCTTTCGCGTCTTTCAGAACTGGTACGAACTGGACACCTTCATTTCTTAGGTTCTGTCCACTCATTAGAACATTGACCGCTTCATCACTTGCATCGCCTTTTACGAGAGCGTCGTAAAAATCACTTACCATTCTTGCGTGGTACTGAGATGCATTTTCGCGCACACTCAATCACCTCAAGAATAATCGGTGAGGTTGTATGCGCCTATTGGGTTCTTATCAGATGGGTCGCCTTTCTTATTTTCGTGTGCTTCAAGTGCATTCGGATGGTCGATAGGAGTAAACTTTACTTCTTCTTTCTTAGGTTGAGTTCGCTTTACGTCCTCAACTTCAATCATTTGTTGATTGGTATGATAATATCCCGGTTTGACTTTTTCAACACCGTTAACGCGTTCAAATCCATCAGCGTGTTCAAAGCCGAATTTACCTTCAACCTTCTTCGCTTCTTTGATGAGTTCTTCTAAATCGGGTGCGTGTTCACCTGCTTCTACTCTCATTGGCTTCATTGGTCAACTCTCCTTCCTTCTGCTTCTGCGGCGGTGTTCGCCATCGCGTGAATTTCATCCCAGTTCATATCATGCCACTCTTCGTTTGAAGATGGCATACTCATACCTGCATCGTCAATAGCATTCGCGGCTTTAGAGATGACACTATCTCGGTCTCCTCGTAATGGGTCTCCCCAAACATCTTCATTAGCAGGTGTCTTTGCACGAACAAATCCCGCGCGTTTAAGGAGTCTTTCAGGTGAGTCCATACTTTTACGCATATTGGTAATTTCAGCATCCATAGATTCCATTTTGGTGATGAGCGTTTTCATCAACACCATAGCATCTGTGTCCTCAGACACGTTCACACCTGACCTTGCTTCTTGAAGTGTGAACCAATACGGTCAGGACCAATATATCCCATAGGTCGTTCGCTCTTCGCGATAACCCCTTGAGTGCTGTTGAACTGCATAACTGGGACTCCACCTGCGAAACGGTCGTTAACACCTTCAATTCTTACTTCATTCTGTGATTTGTATATCTGTCCAACATCGTCTGCGAGGAAATCACTCGTTTGTTGAATACTACGCAAGAATTGTTCGGCTGAAACAAGGTCATTATTTGCTAACGCGACTTTGAATTCACTCAATGAAGTTTCAAGTTTACGCACCATAGGGTCCATCTTTGTCAAAAGGCTCATGCGACCTACGACGAAAGCCTACGCCTTTAACTTATCGCTACTAAAATCCACTCTCTTTGTTCTTTGAGGTTGGGTCTTGTGCGGCTTGAACACTATCGAGTGCTTGCTCAATAGGAGTCTTTTCACTCCCGCGTTGATTCTTTTTTGATGTAGGTGCGCCTGATTGTTGTGTTTCTGAACTGATTGGTGCGGGACCACGGTCGCGTTGTCCTGTCCCTTCACCGAGTCCCATCGCTCCACCTTTCTCCATCATCATAATCTGACCCCCGCCGGGTGGAGTCGCTCCGCCGCCGGGTGGAAGCCCACCTCCCGGTGGCATCATCGCGCCCCCACCTTGGGGAGGTATTCCGCCGCCCCCCGGCGGCATCGGTGGAGGCATCCCGCCACCCGGTGGCATACCGCCACCCGGAGGCATTCCACCTGCTCCACCTTGTTGCATAGCAGCATCTTGTGGGTCAGGTTTTGTGTAAGTAAATCGTATATCACTTCCTCCATCTTCTGTTAGTTCAGGTTGGAAACCAAGTTGTTGCATTCGTTGAGCAATGTTGACTTCTTGCTCATCGCGTCGTAATCGAGTGATTTCATCTTCTTCTTCGTTTGGATACAACGTGAGTGCCCAATCCTCTACACCCATTTGGTCGAGCATTCTTGGAAACAATTCGCGTGAATACAACTTTTGTCCTGATTCAACAGCGCGGTTAGTAACAAGGATTTGCATACCTTCGTTGTTAAGACCACCTGATTTACCTGAATCCATCATGAATACATTTGAAACGCCATAGAATGCGGCTATACGCATTCGTATTTCATCGCGAACCTGAGCATACTGCATCTCATCGAGGCTATCCATGAATCGAACAAACTCAACTTTACCGCGCCCTGATGCTGACTCAACGCCAACTTTAGGAATGTAATGAGGGTCGCGTTCCATCTTTTCTTCTGCTCCTTTCCAAAAAGCCGCAGTCGATTGAATATTATCTGTTGTAATAGCGAGAACACCACGAGGTATGCGTCGCTTTTGATATGCAAGATAGATGTAATTATCCATCGCTGTAAGTGATTGCGCTTGCCTCCACATACTGGCGACAGGAGAGCGACCGTAGAGTTTAGACGGATTAAATTTAGAGATGTGTAATACTTCTCCGTCAATGTAGTATTGTGTTTTACCACTCCCTGCTGTATTGATGTAGTGGACATCTTGAAGAGGGAGTGAGCAAGTTTCACACTTCTTGTAATCACCATTCGATGGATATGTTTTGTCTCTGTGTACAGGACATAGAAGATACCTTCCTCCGCGCTTACCTGCTTTGTCAGCGACGATGCGTACAAACGTCGGGTCGCCGCGCACTAACTCTTTCACGCGGAAGAATTCAATCTCTCCACCGTCAGGGTTAATGAAATACTCTTTGATAAGAATAAGAAATGCATCATCAACAATATCTAAATCCCACTCAATCTCTTTCATCACTTCAATGAATGATTGGTCCATACTGTTGCGTTGTTTCATAAGCCATCGCGGATACAGAATTTGGTCAGCGTTAGGGCTTTCAAACTCTTTATTACCGCAGATGCGACATTCACTTACAGTATCATGTTGGTATTCTTCTTCGCAATTTGTACACTTCTTATGAAACTTCTTTTCCCAGTAGTAACCGCGACGAAAGATTTCTTGACACAGCGTGTTGATGGTTGTTCGCAAGATAATAGATTCTTGAACTGTCGCGTAAAGAGCAGGGATTGACACACCTTGTACGAGAACAGGTTCTTGTATGCCTGTCTTCCACAACGGCATAATAGGTTCAGGTGTACTTCGACGATTGAATGGCTTAGTTAAAGCCGATAAAAATCGACCGACTAAACCTTTTTCTTCTGCCATCAAATCATCTCCACAAGTCGGTTTGCATCATCAAGAAGGAGAAGTGTTTCACCGTCTCCTTCAAACATCCCACGCACTCCCGCTTCATCAAGGTTCCACTCTTTCAAAAGTTCAGCGCGCTTATCAGGGACATCACGCCAGTTTAACCACTTCACCATTTTGTACAGGTCGCCTCTCCTTGATTTAATGATGTCGGTTTTTCTGCCACGCAAATCAAGAAGTTCTATGACTGCACCTGCTTGACCTTTCTTCATTCGTAAATGAGGTGTAATACCTTTGAGTAGTTTTCGTAAATCTTTTTCGCTATAAAATTGAAGGCGATGTTGCGTTCGTCTGCTATTCTTATGTATCTTTAAATCAGTCTGTAATACACCACAATCAAGTGCTTTATGTAGTCTCTCGCAATGTAGTTTACCTCGCTCACCTGTCGCGATTAACCCTGCTCTCGGCTCCATTCTCTTTGTGATTGTGATGTATCCATCAGCGTCAAGAAACCCTGCGGCATAAGCCCATACGTCTTTGAAAATAACATCGTTATTACGGATGATTCCCCAATTATTACCAATCTTTTCAATATCGTACTCTGAACCATGCATTTTGAAAAGTGAACCTAATTTCTGAGAAGAAGTGTGTTTAGTTCCAACCATACTCGCGAAGATTTCGTTGGACGGTAATGGTCCGCGCACTTCAAGAATTTCAACTGCCTTGCTGAGAAAGACGGCATCAGTTTTTTTGATGTTATCTATCGAATGCAGACTCTCTCTCCATTCTTTTTTCGCGTTCTTTTTAATTTGTTGAGCGTTAACCCACATTTGTCGTTGCTCATCGCTGAAATCTCCGTCGATAAGAAGTAACTTACTGATTGTATCGTTAGCCTTCTCCCATTGAACGCACGCTCTTCTTAGTGCATATTCGCGTGATACACCGTGTTTGCGTAATGCTTGCAAATCACGTTCACTCACTCCTAAGTTACGCACCGTTGATTCGTGTTTACCAATCCATTCAATCGAAGTAAGTGTTGCTTCCACTTCTTGCTTCTTCGCAATACGAATTGCATCTATGGCTTCATCAATAGCACTACGCATACCTTTGTTGACGCGACGAGCCATTCTCAAATCTTTAACAAGTTCTTCGGCTCCTCGACCAAACATTGATTGAAACCACCCGCCATCAGGCATAGAGCGAAGAAGTTGTTGTTTGACTTTATTCGTCATTTCTTCTTCTTCTTCGCGTTTTTTATTTTCATCAACAAGCGGAGGAGTTGGGTTAGCATTCACTTCTCCTTCACCCTGACTTATTGGTTGAGGTGCATCACCAAAAGAAGCACCTTTGATTTGATTTTTCAACAAAGGATGAAAATTGATAATATCTGATAAGTCATTCAAATTGATTTGTGACATTCATTCTCCATCCCTTTTGGTCTACCGTGTGCTTCCCAACATTTATTGCAGAAACCAAACGGTTTCGTTTTTTCCCAGTTATCATAACAAGATGAGCAATAGGTAAAATTATGATTGTCAACCATCAGCAATTCCACCTATCCAATGCTGCGCCTTTTGGTGTTCTTTTGCCACCTTTACTTGTGGGGCCTTTAACACCACTCATCCGCGCGCAAAATGACTTACGACGACCTGCTGCTTTACCACCCGGTTTGAGTGAACTTGGTTTCTTTGTTACAGGTCGCTTCAAGTTAGCACCTGTCTCACGCTTGGCTTTTGCACGACCTTTAGCGTTCAATCCACCTGTCTTAGCGTGTTTGTTTGGGTTGTAACCGTGAAACGGTTTACTCTTCTTCTTCGCTTTAAGGACAGATGTTGCTATTTCAAACGGTGAACAGCAATCACAAAATGACACGCTTTTCGCGATGTCTTCATCATTCATCATTGCTAATTCTTCTGCTGTTATTGGCTCATGCATTATGTATTCGTATTCTGTCATTATATCACCTGCTCGTTAAATGAAAATATCCGCATTGGCATCGGTATGGTTGGATAGGTCGACCTGCTTGCCGCGATTGATACTCAGCGTCATGTTGCGCTTGACCCAATGATTGGTATTTACCTTTATTGGGTGTAGGGCAAGGTGGCATATCGTTTTTTAAAACACTCCATGCGTCCTGCATTGCTTTGACGATGGTTGGTTTTCCACCCACTCCTTGCTTTTTACTACGCTTACGTTTTGTTGCCGCGCGCTTTTGACCTGACGACATAGAACCACTCGTCTTTGGAGTTTTACTTGAAACTTTGACAGAAGGGCGACACTTTGGATAACCCTTAGAAGACTTCTTGGCTTTACTACGCCCACATGGAGGATGCTTACCATCCTTACCTGTGCGCGAAACATCCACCCACTTCTCCTTGAACCATCGGTTCAAATTCTTCTCAACAGTCATTCTTTTGCCCACGCATCACAAGTATAGTCTTTATTGCAAGTGAAATCATACCACTTGCAGTAGCCCGTTTGAGGGTCTTCTGTTGCTGAATCGTCCCACGCCTTGCAGTTACCACAACACTTGCTGCTTTCGCAAGGGCGATAATTTGGCGCGTCTTTCTTGGCTTTCATCAAAGCCCATGCTTCTTCAAGTGGAATCATTTCTTTTTGCCTCCTTTCTTCTTCTTACCTTTGAATTTACCTTGACAGTATTGAACTGCCCACCCATTTGCATACGCGCTTGGGTATACATCGAACTTTTTCTTAGCCGCTGCTTTACCTGCGGGGCATAGTTTCTTCTCAAGATAGTCAAAGGCTGCTTCTCCGCCTACGCAAAATTCACAATTACAATTACTCATTTTAAAACCCCCATTCCTCAAACGGATACACTTTAACCACCTCGACAAATAGGGCAAGGGTCGCCTTCAATTTGACCTTTCCCTTGACAAGCAGGGCAACTATCATCACCCTTTGGTTGAGGTTGGTTTCCGAATAAAAACTGATACAAATCTCGGTTATCATCAGGTGTCATTGGTGCATTGAAGTTGATAGGTTTACGGCAATCATGGTTCTGTAATCCTTCATCGCCATAGAAGTAGCGTTCGCATTTAGGACATTGAACTTTACGTCCACCGCGTCCTTCATCACCGATAGGATTATTTTTCAAAACGCGCCACCAACTCAATCTAACAACCCATCCATTATTTCATCTAAGTCCACGATTCGTTCGCGAAACTCCGTAGTCGCCCAATGAGCCAATGCGAGAGCAATAGCAAAGTCATCGTGTCTACCTATGCTATCAAGTCTCCCTTTTTTACTCATTCCAAACATCATCAGTTCGCGTTCTAATTCACTTACCATTGTTCGTGAACGGTCATCGCCCCACGGTAATCGCATCTGTTCGTTCTCAAAACGCAACACCAAACCCATGAGGAGTGATTCACGTCGTTGACGTGTAGAGATGAATGTCTTGATTGGAAGGTCAGTATCCGCGCGTAGTTCAGTAGCGAACACACGTTGGAAGTTGTTTGCTTCAAGTTCGATAACGTCAGGATTGAATTTTGCATTCAAACGCTGTATCTCCATGATTTGTGTGCGGAAGTCCATATTCTTACGACGAACCGCATGAACTAACTCAAGCAGTTCAGGGTTCGTTGATGGGCGACGAAGTACAACCATGACAGTATAGTCAGCGGCTCGGTCGCTTGAAATAGCGGGGTCCCAACCGACGAAGTATTGGTCATCGGGGTCGCCTGTTTCGCGGTCTATGAGTTTGAGTGTGTTATCTTTAGCGGTTTGAAGTACAGTCGATGGGAACAAACTGCTTACGTCATCCATCGGTTCACACAGATATTCACGAGCGAATGCAATCGCTGGCATATCAGCCCTGCGCGCATCCAATGATTCTAAGTCCCATCGTTCAGGCCAAAGTGCTTCTCCTTTCCCATTGATAGCGGGGTATGTTTCAACAAGATACCCATCGCGACTCTCAAGTTCTGTGTAAAGGTCAGTCGGTGTAAATGGTGTACCGACAATCATTAGTTTAGATGTGTGGTGGAGTGTAGGTACAAGAACTTCGTAAAACCAAGATGCGACGCGAGCAAGTTCTGTATCAGTTGTACCCCACAGAATGTCATCGCATAGAATGAGGTCAGGGTGTATACCACGAATAGCACCACCGACTGACTTCGCGCTGATGTTAGAACCATTATCGAATCCAAAGAAGGTTTTTGACCAAGAGTCAGCCTTCTTCATTTTAGCGAGAAAAGGCACACCGTCAATCAAATCGTTGAGTGTTCTCATGTGGTGTATAGATTGGTGTAGACTGTGCGAAATCAACACGGCTTTCGTCTTTGGATTGAACGCTGTCTTCCACAACATATAGCCAAGAAACAATGTCGACTTACCGTGGTCTCTCGCCGCTTTTACGCAATATCGTTTGCGCGCTTCAAGATTATCATACCATCGCTCATGATGATGCGAAAGTTGGAATCCGAGAATCTCTTCAAAGAAGAATTTAAAATCGCGCTTTGCTACTTCAAAATCAATCTCTTCAATTGCTTCAAGAGATAACGATTCTGACTGCAAAGGTTATCACCGTATGTTCAATCCTTTCATGAGTGAATCCCATGACGCCGTGTGTTTATCACTTGAGAAAGTCATGATAGGTGCAGGGGCAGCATCATCATCACCACTTCCTGCGGTATCAGGCAACTGAACTTTCGATTGGTCTCCACTCATTGCTTCTTCAACCTTTTCTTGAGCATCGGGGTTGCCTTGTTGTGCAGATTGAACGGTTGCGTCAGCCTGTGCAGGAGTCAAACCATGATATTCGGCTACTGCCGCCGCCATTTGCCTTGAATAACCCCGGTTTCCAAAATTCTTAACATTCGCTTCATAAGAATCGGGCTTGCTCCGCGCGCCTTCAAGGAGTCTTTCATAGCCGCTCATTCGCGAACCGCCCGGTTTGAAAATTTTCTCGGATTGCGTTCTTGCGAATTCTTCATGCGCGTCGCGTTTAGGTGTGCCACCGCTTCCGTTATCTGATAAGTCAAGAGGGGTCTCGCCACCGCTTCCGTCGTTTGTGAAATCAAAGTTCTCCGGTTCAACAGGTTCAGGATTGATTGCCGGCGCAGGAGGAGTTCCTGTCTGCGCTTCTCCGTCGGGAACAATGAATGCGTGATTAACATCCCCACCTGCGGGGTTTAATAATCCGGCATCTGTGTTCGCGGTGACTTGCGCTTGAGGAGATGCTCCATCAATCTCTGCGTTGAGGGCTTCAATAGTTCCTTCTTTAGCCTTCGCTTCCTCTTTTTGCTTCGCTTGCAGTTGTTCAGGAGTCATCTGTGTTCCGCGACGTTGATTACCTAAGTCTCGGATTCTATCTCTAAGACCTGCTTGATTCTCATTCAATCGCCCTGCTACTTCTTCGCCTGTTTCAGGGTTTGTACCGCCTGTAATTTGACGCATTTCTTCATCTCTTGCGGCTTGCCCTTGAGCCAAATCCGTTTGGTCAAGCATTTGGTTTTGTCTGTCAAATTCAAATCCACTTCCGCCTGTTTCACGCGCTGCGCGCTGTCGTTGGTCTTGTAATCGAGTATTTTCACCTTCAAGGACCTTACGTCTTTGTCTGTCTCCATAATTCTGTTTTGCTTGACCTGCGTATTCTTTGAGTCCTTGATAGCCATGTTGAGCAACGTCGCGCGCACCTTGCATGAAGTTACCCATACGTTGTCTCGCGCCCGGAAATTTATCAGCCAAGAATCGCCCTGCACCTTTCATGCCACGACCTATGCCTTTCGCACCTGCGGCTAAACCACCTGCTGCTGCACCAAGAGCAGGAGCAACTTTCTCTGTCGCGATATTCTTTGTACCTTGAGCCAGTCCACGCATTCGTTGACCTGTTGCGGCCATATCACGACCTCGATTTCCACCTGCTTCAAGACGGCCTTGTGCTTGATTGATTCTGTTTACAGCAAGCAATTGACGCGCCTGTTTAGGAGTTGTAGCGGCGGTTCCGACGCCACCTGCTTGCAAAGGCATAGCAGATTGAAATTGTTGAGGGTTAACACCATACGGTGCTTGCTGTTGTTGACCCTGCATTTGTTGAGTTGAAAACGGAACATTCTTCCGAATGATGTCAGGATGAGAGTTGTCGCGTTCTGCAACAGCCTTGATGAGAGGTTCCCAACTGTTGTCTTGTTGGTCAAGCATGACGTAGTTAATATCAGAGAGGTTGCCGCCTTTTGCGATAATAAACTCCATTGTTCCTAAGTCAACACCATGTTGAATCATACTGCTATTCCATTCTATTTCCCAATCGTTAACCATGTAATGCGCCTCCACAAGACCTCTTAATAGCGCGAACCACGTCATGTGTAGTGTTAAAAGATTTCGCAATCATTTCCCAATCACCAAGCGACATGGCTATCGCGCGAACATCAATACTCGATACACCAAGATTATCACTCAGTTGCCGCATATCGTGGGAATCCATCGGGTCATATTTCGTGATTAAAGAACCACCTGCATCATGTAATTGGACTCGCTCCATAATATTTGCAATGACACCCATAGGGTCGTCATCGGAGTATTGAAAATCTTTTGGGGTATAGCCGCCAAACGGTGCAGTCGCTCCTGTGAACCCACTAAACGATGGTGCTTTGAAACCTTGAAACCCTTGTGCCGAACCACCTTCATCGGCTAACGGGTCAGCCGCGAGAGGTTTTTGCGTTTCATTGTCAGCCGCAAGTGTGGATAGTGCTTCTTGAGGAGGTAACAGAGGTTCAGCAGGTTGCTGTTGCGCGCCTATCGTACTTCCGCTTAAGTGGCGCGGGAATGAATCATGAAGATGCTCGTAGTTCGTATTCATTTTACCTCTCATGTCGTGTTGCTCATCAGCAACCCCAAGTGAATCCATATCAACTTGATTGGCTCTATCAGAAGCATATCCAACGTAGTTCTCACGAACAGATGGTGTAGTCAGAGGTGAAGAGTTTACTTCAATGCCCAACTCTTCTGCTGTTTTCAACATAGACATAATTTCAATCGCGGCACTTTTCTGCCCTCTGTCATCTCCACCAATACGGCGACCAAAATGCCCTTCGTGTTTGGTGTAAAGTTGTCGAATATCACGGTTATCGTCTATCCCTATTTGCGCGCGCATCTCTCTCATTACATTACGCAGACCAGTAGATGAACCATCTTTACCACGTCCACCACTATACAGCAGTTGATTGACAGGGGCGCGAGCCATTTCTCTCGCTGTGTTTTGGTCATACCCTTCTTCCATCAATCGTTGCATAAAACCAGTTGACATACCGCCTCTTGTCGATGGATTGAAGAATTGATTAGGCAATACTGAAACGATAGAAGCAGGTGATATTTCACCATACGCGGCAGTTTGAGAGTGCAAATCCTTGTAGTGTGTAGGGAATGTTGTGTTCTTTTTACTCGTAGGGTCATCTTCATTTGATGAATAGCGTCGTGTAACTCCACCTGTTATTTGTTGAGGTTCGATGACGTTTTGTCGAGAAGCCAATTGAGAATCTATACCGCGCGATTCGACCTCATCTCTGAATTCTTTTGAAAAATGAAAAGCGGCAGACTCAAGGTGTACACCAAGTGTTGGGTGCGCTTTGTTATTCGCGTGGTTGTTGATGAGTTTACCATCTTCTGTCCTTGTCCTTCTTTCTGAGGTTGGGACTTTTTTATGTTCATGTGAACCGTAGTGGTTATTCATGTATTCAGGGTTTAGTTGACCATCTTCAAAGGGTATAGGAACGGTGTGAAAATCATCACCGTTATCACGTTTAATTTTATTGAAGCGCATAGCAGAATTATTGAATATCTCTTTCGCCATTTTAAAAGCATTTTCTTCTGATTTAGCATGACCACCTTTCATGATTTCTTTCGCTAAAATCATCATGGCTTTTTCCATAGGGAATTGTCTCATATGTCGTGGTATCTCTTTGAAGGGTTTACCTGTAATCGAGTTGATGTAAAAGTGAGACTCCTTCTCGTGGTCAGAGTGTTCAGGAGGGAACGACATAGGGTGCATAACACCATCTTCGTCCATGTAATAGACGCCCTTTCCTTTGAGGATGATGTCGCTCAACCTATTCCACCTCTTCTAACATACAAATCGTATGCGTGTGCGCCCCAACGAGTTGCGTCATCATCAGGGTCGGTTTCAGTTGCACCTGTTGGGTTTGATGTTTCTCCACCTGATGAATTCGGAGTAGACGTTTTATCTTCTTTACGCATCAAACGACGCATAAGAACATTGAGATTATCCATAAGACGTCTATATTCCATTCTATCGCGAGGTGAGATACCTACCTTCAATTTCTGTGCGCGCCCCTTAAGGAATTCTTCTGATGCGAGGATAGAATCAGTAGAGCCGATACCACCTGCGGCCATAGCAGAAGCACCACCGCCGAGCATATTCAATTTAGTTTCTTCTTGACCACCCGGTGTTGCTGTTGTGCGCGGTTGACGAGTTGCTTTAGCGTGTAATTTTTTACGACCTCTACCGCGAGGTGGTTTTGATAGTCGAGATTGAAGTGTCATTGTAGGAGTAGGAGGGGTCAAGTCTTGCGTAGGTTGTGTTTGTCGAATCTGTTGACGCTCTGCTTCCGCTTCACGCTGTCTTGGGTCAGGGTACGATTGTTTTGCTCGCGAACGACCTGATGAACCACTAAGCCTGATGAACCGTGTCGGCTGACGATAAGTATATCCTCCACCAAACGAAGCGTATGGCGCACGCGCTCCTGCAAGAGAAGCCATGCTTCCGGGTTGGCGGACGTTACCTGCCTTAAGAGGGATACCGCTTCCTTTTCTTCGCCTTCTTCTTTTCAAAGATTCAACGGTTACATTTTTTCTTGACTTACGCTTTTTACCTGTTTTCGCTCTCGCTCTCGCTCGTACTGTTGAAAGAGTTGTTGTCTTTTCAGGTTTATCAGTATCATAGGCAGGTTTATCGCGCTTTTTACGAATGACTTCAAACGCTTCATCAATGTAAGCAGACGATGAAAGCATGATGTTTGTACCTAATCCACTTGCGTTTGGGTTCGCACCGTCAATTGCTTCACTTTGACCGACTTGACCCGTCATTTGACCGAGTTCAGCCTGTTGCTTCATATCGCTATCTTCTTCATCTTCTTCATTCTTCTGAGGAATTTTAATTTTCATATGTTGCAAACCTTGCATCATTTTAGCGCGCTTATCTTGCTTTTCACGCTTCTTCGCGTCATGCAATGCACGCTCTTCTGAATCTTCGCGACCTACACTTGAATCTTCTTCAAGGTTCTCCGCACTTTGTCGAGGGTTGAATCGAAATCCTGCTGTACTTCCAGTCCCTGCTGTACCAACCATCAATCTTCACCGCCCATTAGTTTATTGCGAAGTCTCGCCCATACTTCAGGACTTTCTTTCGCTAACTCAACTTTGAGGATGTTGATGGTTTGCGCATTCATAGTTTCATTTGTAGTTCCTGCCGCGCGTTCTTGCACTCTTACAATGTCTTTAACAGTCTCACGCACCTCTTTGTGGAGCGCAACAATGTTGCGGACATATTGAGGGTCATTGCGGTCAGCGTCGTCAAGAAAATGTCCTAACTCACCGTTGATACGCGAAAGGTTTGTTCGTAAAGACTGCATCTCTTGTCCTGCCTCAACGATAATTAAATCAGCCGCACCTTTCTGTACAACAGGCTTGAGATGATGTTTGAGATGATGATATACATTAGATTCAGGAATTTGAATGTCGTCAGCGATTTGTTGGGTTGTCATTGTAGCGTTGAAATAAGCCATTTCAAGACTTTCGCGTTTTGGTGAGGTACAGAAGAAGCAATCGCTGTTACTCGCCATGTGATATTCTCCCATGTGATTACGAAAATGACGGTCGGCTGTACCTTCGCGCCAATCCATATCTTTATCTAAATCTTTAGCGATGATAATTCCACTCTTCATCATTTCTTCTAAAGAATCGCGCCCTTCGTCTTGACAGAACTTGCAAGAAGCACGAATTATACGCTCCGCCATAGCAAAGACCAAGTAGCCGTATCAAATGAGTGTTTCTATGCGAGAAAGACTCAACAGAGTAAAAAAGGTGGCAGGTGTTCCTATAACAAAAGACACTCTGCATAGCCTTTCGCGAGCCGCTAAAGATGTTATTACGAACAAAAGAGCGACATTAGAAGAGAGAGAGCGACGGTTCAATATATGTAGAACTTGTGAACACAAAAATCACGACCGTTGCGGTTTATGCGGTTGCTTCATTAAAACAAAGACAATACTGTTGAACAGCGAATGTCCTATCAAAAAATGGTCAACCTTGTTGAGCGAGTCGTCTGTAAACGATTCCAGTAGCACTAAAACAAACGAATAGCGCGCCAATCAACCAACTTAGTTGTGAAGAAGACATATCCGCCCCTGAAAAAATTAAAATGATGAAACATCCAAGTGTTAACGCGATAAGTTGCACCATAATCATATCAACAACAACTGATTTGCGCAAGTTTGTCATGTCGCTCATAGCGTTGTAAAGACTGCCTATGTCCATATCATCGTCCTCCTGTTGCTAATCCACGCACTAAAGAACCGAGTCCGCCACCGACATTTTGCATCATTCCGGGGTCGGTTAATGCATTATCTAACATACCTTGTAATGAACTTTGGTTCGCGATTTGCACCATTTGTTGGAATTGCATATTTATTTGTTGAACATTGTTAGATGCTTGGTTGAGGATTTGTGTTTGTGTCATAGTGACGCTGTCAGCAGTCGGTAAACCTTGTACACCGCTGAAATCAAACGTATATGCATTGTCCTTTTCAACCAATTTCGTGTTTGATAGGATTGTTTGAACAGAAACAGCAACAACACTACTTAGAAGTGAGATAAGCATATTCATATTCGCGCCGTTGTTGTCAGAAAGCCATTTGTCAATTGAAGGGTTAGATGTAATCATAGCCGACAAAATGTCCATCTCTGAAGGTGGTGGAGGGGGTGCATATGGGTTGTAACCACCGTTTTGTGCTGCTGTCGAACCTGTATACTGATGCGGAACTTGCTGTTGCGCACCCGGTAATCCAAGATTTAACGCTCCGTTCTGCTGTTGCGCGGGTTGTTGATTGTTGGTAAACGGCCACACCATGTTACCACCTCACGCGCTCCCTTCATTTGATTCTGTCGGTAAAGGAAGAGGGTTCATCTTTTGTTGCATTTGATGCATCGCGAGAGCGTCGAAAAGTAGTCTTGTGTTGTTACCGCCTTGAAATTGACGCATATCGAAGACAACCATAACTAAATCGTTCGTTCCCGTAGCACTATTAGCCATATGAGTTACAGGGATGTTGTCTTTCTTGAGCATTTCAAAGAACGGTTGGTACTTATCAAGAGAAGGAGGTGTGTTATCTCTCTTCCTTAACGATGTTACTGGAACCGCGACAGTAGAAACACCCTTTTTGAGTTTCGCTCTAAGCGTTCCTGTATTGGCTTCTTCTTCTGCCTCATCCTCTTTCTCCCATTTTGTTAAAAGATGGTATAAATGAAGGTGTTCAGGGCAATATGTTGCCCTCATACGCTTACCACTTGTTACTTTATCGCGTGCAACGAAGGCTTCTACTTCACCAGTTACAGGGTTTTTGAAGTAAATGTCCCACAAAGATTGCCCTGTCTCATCATCAGCGACCTGTTCATAGATGTTACCTGCCATCCGCAAGAGGTATTCAACATCACATCCGTCTACACAACAACGCATTGTGTTGGTATTATAGCGATATTTACCACCCCAAACGCGTTTAGGTGAAAAAATAGACCTTTTTGTTGGTGTTAACAGGTTATATGCTTGTTTTATGTCCTTTCTTCGCGCTTTTTTAGGGTTTGAGTGCCTTGAAGGGTAAAAATTAACCTGTGGAACCTCTATATGTGTGTCTACATTACTCATCGCAGCCTGTGCTGTTGCCTGTTGTTGCATCTGTGCAAGGCTCATTTGTGTCTGTGCGGCAAGCCGCAGTAGGTCATTTTGGGGTGTATTACCAAGTATTTTGCTCATTTTATCACCAATTTAGCATTTTCATCATTGTTTTTTCGACATTCCAACCAATTTTAGTCGCCATCATGCTAACACGACACGGAATACCTGCTTTTTGTAACCTTCGCATAGCAGGACGGTGTGAATTGAACACATTATGCTCGCGTAGACGGTTAGATTGCCACAAAACATTCGCAGTATCGTCCCACCACTCGTCTGCTTTGTTCGCTATAAGCCATATTTGCTTAGGAGCATAGCGTTTTCCGCGTAATCTTGAGCGTAAAGAGCGATATTTCCACCGTTTTTCAATCAAAGCGTCGACGAGAAACTCAAAACCCCCCACCGCATCAATAACGTCAGCACCTTGCCCTTTCAAAACGCGCGTATCTGTCATAAATATGACTATTTCGACCTGTCTGTCAACCATATCGTCAATCCAAAGGTTCCAAAAGCGTTGTTGACCACCTATATCGGCTGAATGAACGACTCTTTTCTCCCCTTCCCACCGAAGTCTCTTACGCGATGCTTTAGGAAGAACATATCCGCCCCCAATAAGTCGTTTCGCGTGCATAGTTCTATGTTCTATGTCATCCATTTCGCCCGGAGTACGCATAAATTGGTCAAGTGTTGTCTTACCAACTTGTGTTGGACCATAAACTCCAATTCTGCGCGGTTTAACGTAGTTGTATAGTTCTTTACCGTATACAACTGCACCCATAAGTGCGCTTCCCGCGAGTGTTGTAACGATTCAACTCACCCAACCACGCACTTTGTTGTAAAACCACTCAACAGTATTAGCCCATATGCTTACATCTGTTGCCTGTTCAAACCAAGATACACCTAAAGCCGTTGAAAGACCGACTATGATACAGAATATCAACGCTTTACCGCGCTCATAGTAAGTATCAAGTGTGTTCTGAGTGTGTAATGCGCGTAGCGTTGCTTCTGTCGCATCATCTGATGGTGTTCTGAATAACCAACCCACCGAATCACTCCTTAATCTTCTTATATGTTCCATCAGAGTTTCTTAATCGCTTATCAGAGCCGCTTAAATTCAGAGGTTTGTCAGATTTAGCCTTATGCATAGGTGTTTCTGATTCTTCATTCAGACCCATCAAACCGAGATATTGTTGAACTTCAGGGTCTTCTTCCAACGCTTCCATTTGCTTCGCGAAAGAGACTTCTTGTTTCTTGATTTCCATCTCCATCTGTGCTTGTGCGAAACGCATTTGTTGGTTTTGCATCTGACGCGACATATTTCTCTGCATATTTGATATTACTGCGCGTTGGTCCATACCATCTTGCGCTAACATTTTGTAAATAAAGTACGCCATACCTTGTAGCGTGAATGCTCCCATAGTATACGTTATTGAATTTGTGTAAGTTGTGTCATCTTTGAGCCATAGCCCTGCATCAAAGACTGCAATCGCGCATCCGACAAGAATACTTACGAAAGAAATCAGTCCTAATACGCGTAATTCATCGGTATTGTTTTGTGTTCTATTTGGTTGCATAACACTCACTTCCTCTGTGTGTTGCGTGTCGCATCGACCACTTAAGCATATTCATTCACCCTATTATCACTATTGTAGTATTATTATGATAACAATATAGTAATATTATTATTATTAGAATAAGTTAAGATTATTGAGAATTCTCTTCTTGCGGTTGCTGTTGCAATTGTGGAACACTCGGTTGAGGACTCAACTGGAACTCAGGTAAATTCTGCGGTACATCCATCTGACTCATTGGCTGTTTTTGCTGATGAGAACTCGCGGCTAACGAATCATAAATATTCAAATCGTCGTATCGCGGTGCAATCCATGTTGGATGGAACTTCTTGATGGCTTTTTGAGCGTTCTCTATTTCGTCGAGCGTCTCTTTAGGTAATGTACCTTCATGGTGCGCGTCTTGCATTTCTTTTGCACTACCATACCCCGATTCAGCGATTAAATTTGTCATCTTCTGCTCGTATCTATGGTTTGGTGTGAACTCCATTTGTGCAACACCCCACATTTGGTCATAAATTGCTTTATCTCTCGCTTTCGCTTCCGAATCTACGCTGAAATTATGAGCGACGCTTGCGTTGAACACTTCTTCTGAATTTTCTAACGGCATGGATTTGACATTGATAGGAGTCGCGCTATTCATGATTTCATCTTTGAATTGCTTACCACTCATACCATCTCTATTTTTGCTATCGAATCTCGCCTTAGTTTCCATATCGTTCTCATCATCAAAACCCATCAACCTCGCGGCTTCGTTGTACGCTTGAGTCATAAGTGGTGCATTTCCTTGCGCTAACTGCATAAAGTTACCCTCATCCAGTTTTGTATCGGCACTCATACCTGCTGCCTTCATCGCTGATACAACTTTTTGATGGAAACCGGGGTGAGATATACCGTCATATCTCGCGAATAATTTTTTGAGTCCTGTAAGTTTGAGATACTCTGTCCACATTGGTTTAATGGATGCTTTTACAACATCGTTGTACGTTTTGTCCATACCCACTCTTTGTTGACCTCTCGCGAATTCACCTTCTTCTAATTCACGACTGAAATATTTGTTGCGCTTGCTTTGGTTCAACTTACTTTTTATATCATCTTTCCAAGTCAGTTCAGGTGAATCTGTTTGAACATTTTCTAACCCTTCTCTTTGTTGGTCTGTGTATTTGAAATCATCCATCAACTCATTCAATTTACTATGACCCATTTTACTCAGTTGTTGCTCAACCAATGGCTGATACCCGTTATCGAAATCTCCCTTCTTTGGATTCTCCATACCAGTCATCGCGAGATTTTTCATCTTCTGCGCTTCTTCTTCGTTAAAATTGTTTTCTCCGGTATGTCTATCCCAAGCAGATAAAAGTTCAGGAGAATGTCTGAATAAATGAAGGATGTCATCAACATCTAACGTGTGAGGGATTCCCGCATTTTCAGGCGCGTGTATACCCATAGCCTCTTCATGATGCGTCAAGAATCGCCCATCGTTGTAATGAAGGTCATCATAATCCGATGGATTTCTCAAACGATGTGCATAACCACTTTCGGTGAAACCGAATTCTTGTGTGTCCTTCATAGGTTTATCTTTCTCATTTTTACCTGTTACTATGAGATGCTTTGTCGCGTATTCGTGTAATTGAGACATTGCTCGCGACACTTCATGCTCATGGTCTCCGTGTGCAGATGCGTTATCAGGGTGGTTAACAATAGTGCGAAGCAGTTCCATAACCGCCTCTTCATCCTGTCCATTGTTAATCGCCATGTTCGCCATTTCTTTTGCTCGCGACTCAATCATGTTGTTGTGGTAAGCCCTCGTTAGCGCGTCGCTCATTGCTTTATTTTCAGGCAACTCTTTCTCAGCCTCTCGCATAGCGAATTCTGTGGATGTAGCCTCTTCGACTGACGTTGGTTGCCGTCGCTCACCTTCGCTAACGTCTCCTTTGCCTTTCTGAGCGAGAATATCTTTCCATGTTTTTGCTTTGTTTCTACTCTCTTCGTCTGCAAGTTCATATTTTTGACGATTCATTCTTTGTATGTACTTAATCTTCGTCAGAGGAGCGAACGCTCCACTCGCGACATTGTCTTTGAAAACTTCAAGTGCTAATGATTTTGTTGGGATTCTTCCTTTGATTCCTGATATGCGACCAATTTTATCCATCAATCTGTTAACATCGTATTGCTTACCGTGAGATTTGTTATCCTTCGTTCCTTCGTAAGTATGCGTGTTGCCGTCTTCATCTGTATACTCGTATCCATTCAAAGGCGCGTCGTCTTCAGGGTCGACTATACCGCTTCCGTGGCAATGAGCGCAGACACCGTCAGCGCACTTTCCTGTATGTGAGTCAGGATGTTCTTGGTCGCAGTCAGGGCAAGTAACATGGTGATGGTTATGAGGTTCTTTCTCAGAATCATCAAAGTTTTTCTTGTTTGGTGGACGTAATACTTTCTTGATTTCAGCCTTCATAGCCTTACTTTCAGGATGCGCGTGTCTCAACTGTTTGTTATGCGCTCGTATGTATGAAACTGCATCATCCATAGTTATTGCACGCGCACCGCCACAGGTTCCACAAGCGGTCGGGCCACCGCGAATGTGTGGTTCATCGAATGTTTCTCCCCTCGCTATTTTGTCAAGAGTAGCATCATCATAATGGCTGTTTTGAATTGCTCTTGCAACATCTCTTTCGTGCAGACCTTCTTTGGTATCTTCGGAAGGTTGCTCAGAGAGGGAGTATTCTTCTTTTTCTTCGTCTGTCATGTAATCTTGGATACTATCCATACTCACATCAGTTTCATGGTGAACTGCATCAAAGTAAGCATTGAGTTCTTTGTTACTCAACATACGCTTGTTATGTTTTTTACTTAACAATTGTAATCGCGCTGCATCAGGTATGTTTGGTAAATGCATATTGTTGTCCATGAAGGTTAAGCCTGTTCCACCCGTAGAACCTTGTTGACCAACAAGATATTCATCAGGTGCGTATAGATTTGAAGCGCGCTCGCCTCCACTATCATCACCCATGAACACCTGTTGTAGAGGTAATCCATCACTATCGGTGTACATCTTCTCTCGCAAAGAAAGCATCTTTTCCACCATCCCCTTCTCACTCTCTTCTTTGAGAATAGGCATGAGTGTGTTCTCATATTTTTTCGTCTTCTCATTGAAAGTAATAGTCTTCAACAAAGCACCTAATGCTTGCGCGCTCTTTCTTTTGTTGTAATCTTCATTTTTCGACAAGTTGTCAGTATTTTTCTGAATCCTATTGACTTTACCTTTCATCCGTTTGAAATAATCTTCAACGTCTGTAACACCATCTTCCATCGCTTTACGTTCAAATATCATTTGTTCACGAGGTTGTGTAAGTTTGTTCTTCGCAAGGTTTGATGTGTCCAAACCGATAGCATCTCTCCCCTTTGGTACAGAATCGGACAGAGGTCTGTCAATTATCAGACGAGTGCTTTGACCTGCCTTTCGCGGAGGGCGAATGTCAACGATTCTGTAATCTTCTCCACCGACTGTGATGTTTCCATCCGATGGAATTCCATGAAGTTGCATAGCGTGCGAAGGAATCTGTAATTCTCTATCACCTTGTACTGCATCTTCTGATAACTCGACGCGCCCATCTCTTATTGCGTGCAATCTGTCAGTTAGGTGTCCCGCGAACTCGTCAGATATATCTTGTTTTCTTTGCATAACTCGTTCATAACCTTCAGGATTAACCTTTTCAGACAAATTGCCATTTTTGACTCTCTGTCCGTACTCCTGCTCCCACATTTCCAACTCTAAATCATGCTGTTGTTTGACATCTTCAATGTCTCTCATCAAATTGTTGTATCGTTTAAGCCTAACTTGTTGTTTACTCGCTGAATTCATTTTATTGGAGAACGATTTGATGAATGCCCTCATTCCCTTTTTATCTTTCAAAGAGTTGATAGATACTTTCTTCCCTTTATCGTCAGCGAACTCACCATTCTTAACATCGCGTAGTATATCAAACGCTTCAACAATACCACTCATTTGCGCGTTAAACAGGTTCTTGACTCTCAGGTCTTCAATGGATTTATCATCCATAAATGTCGAAGGTGCAAGCATACCTAATGCTACGCGCGTAGACGCAGGTGTTCTTGCTGCACCCATAGGTTGAATTTTCATATCTTTGAAGTGTAAACCGGGAAACTTAACATCCAAGTTTTCAATTTTTTCATCATAGTTCATCGCGGCTTTTTTCATCTCTCGCTTTATCTCTTTACGAACAGAGTCTTTACCGCCTTGATAATACTTGGCTTTATTTTCCAATTCACTAACGTAATCCTCAAACGATTTTTTACCGCCTAAAACATAATGCGCCATTTCAGCCAACGATTGTTGCCCTTCTGTGGGCAGTAAGGGTATGAAATCGGATTTCATTGTAACAGGGTTAAACCTGAAATCCAACTGTGGAACCATGACGCGACGATGTTTAAATGCTGAAATTCGCGAATCGTCATGTGCTGTCCTTGCTTCTTCTGCCGTTGATGCGGAGAAATGTTTAGGATGACAAGCGACGCATTCTTCTGCTTCACTCAGCAACTTTGATTTTCGCTCATCAGATAAATCATCGAATGATTCATCGTCTTTAGGTTTAGAATGGTGGTGGTCAATGTGTTTTTTTCGTTGTTCGATGGATTCTTCCATACGCGATAAATTTTCAGCCTGAGTTTCATTCGCTCTTTTAATAGTGTAAAGTGTTCGTAGTAACGCTCCTTGACTCACATCACCAGTTAACTTACCAAACATATTAGCGAAGGCTTCATCGAACCCTTCTTTTGAAAACCCACTCTCAGAATAACGCGCACCCATTTCGGCTAAATCAATAGGGTCGATACCAAACTCTTCGGCTTTATCTCGCAGTTCCGCAGTATCTCTTGCGACTTTGTTTACGAACGATTGTGTGATACCTGCATCGAAGCATTTTTGGAATCGCGCTATGTTCTTTTTCCCGTATGAATTCAACTTCTTTTCAGGGTCGTCGCTGTTCATGATTGTACTCATTCTGCGAATATCTTCGGTGTTCAGTTTGAGTTTAGCGATGTCTTTTTTACTCATACCTTCTTCTCTCAACTTCACCTTAAATTGAAGAAGATGTCTTCCTGCACCGACTAAATTATCCATGAACTGCGATGATGCTTTGATGATTTGTTGAGTGGTTTTACCGTGATACGGATGACCTTCAGGGAAGTCAGTACCGTCAGGTATTTCACTAAAGTAAGTTGGTCGATAATCACCAGTAACGTCATTCAATACTTGGTCGCGAAGGGCGTTGTATTCATCTTTACCACCCACAAACATATTGTTTTCTAACATCATTTCTAAGTCGACTAAACGACTGTCCTTCGCGTCTTTCGCTTGACCGCCTCGTTTCGTTGAAGCGGCATATCGACCCAATTTAGTTGCCTTCACACCGCCTCTCGTTCCTTTCACTTCGCGTTGCATTTCTTCAACAGAAGGGAGATTTGATGTTTCACCGCGCGCACTTCTATCACTTCCACGTTCAGTTCTCGCTTCCATGTTTAAATCTTGTATGTCAGTTGATGCAGTCTGCGAACCACTTAGTTCGCTTAACACTCCTTCGTCCATCGCTGACCTGAGAGCAGGGTGAGTTTCTGCACCATCTAATGTTGGTAAATTCATAGCAACCTTTTCTCGGTTTTTTTGGTCGTTTGGTTTGTTACCTCGTAAGAAGTATTGCGCGATGTCATCATGAGCATTCGGCTCATCTTGTAAGATGACACCCATTTCCTTCGCTGCTGTGTAAAACGATGGGGTAACGAAGTCAGGTGCTTTGTGTGTACTCGCGGCTTGACCAAAGCGACCTCCACGTCCCGAAGTGCCTACTGCTCGGTCTTGTAGAAAGACGCGCATATGTCTGTTCAAGTCTTCTTGCACCAACGGAATAGCATCTTTCATATCTGCTAATCCTTCTTTGTCAGCCTTGTTACGGATGATTTTAGCCCACTTTGACATTGTCTTAGGGTTGCCTCTAACTCCTTCGTTAGGGCGTAATACAGGGCTTGAGAACACGTCTTTGTCATAGAACTGTTTTATTTTCTTAGCATCGCGTGTATCTTCGCCTGTATCGTAGTATCTCTTCTGTTCTTCAGGGGTTTTATACTGAGCAGATGCTAATTGCTTAGGTTCGGCTGCTGATAACGCTTCACGCATTCCTTCAGGAATATCAGCAAACCCGCGACGACCTGTTACTCTTCGTAATGTCTTATCTTCTTCGCGAACCCTGACAGGGACATTGAGTCTTTCGATGTCTTCCATTGTAGTGTAGCGTATAGGGTGTTTTGTTTTCTCTTGAAAATAATTTAGAAGCGCGTTTTTACTACGAGGGTTGTTTGCCTGAGCAATCCATGCAGTAATGTCATCAGGTACGCGGTTCGTCTTTCTTGACTGGTCAAGACTGCCGTTGTCTTCCTCGTCTATTTGTCTTCTGAACCCCAACTCTTCACCAAAATGTTCAACCATTTTGTCAAGCGCGGTTAAAAGCGGTTCAGTAAGTACAGGTTCTTCCATGATGCTTGGAATATCAACTTCACCTGTCTCTTCGTTAGTCTTTTCTGCGTAGCGTTGTGCTTCATCTAAACCAAATGTATCTGCTATCATGTGGTTATGCGCGAAGATAATATCATCGTAAAGCGCGTCATAGTTTATTTCACCTACACTATCGAAGCCATCTTCGTCTTCTTCACCTTTTTCCCATAACGGGGGGTTATCCATGAGTTGCTTCATGTATTTACCTAAAGCGCGTCTTGCAGACTTCAGGCTCAATTCTTTTTTAGTGGAATCCTTGTTAGCCTTCATCCTTTCGACTTGAGCCTCTGTCCTATTCGGATTCAACTTATCCTTATCCTCCGCCTTGACGATACGAATGAAGCGACCCATTAGTGTTGGGGAGAACGACCATGCCCTTGAAGATAACGGTTCGATTTTTTCTGCGATTTTTTTTTGACCCCACAAAAAAAATGTCTGTATTTCGCATGGGGTTAAGCAGGGCAAATTGTCGCGCCGCGAGCGCGACTCCGCCTAAGCGCGAGGGGGAATTTGCCGCGAGGGGGTATGCTGTCGCGCGAAGCGCGACCTCCGCGACAGCGTCAGGCATCGCGAGGCGATGTACCGAAGCGCAGCGAGCGAGGTTCTCTATGTATCGCGAAGACAATTATCGCGCTGCTTGTCGCGCGACTCCAACGCGATACTCTGTATTACGTCGCGCTCCAACCATACGGTTGCATCGCGCAGTTGCCATGCTTCTTCGCAACTTAGCGCGATACCGAGCAACCCGCGATTTAGGCAGGGGGGGTATATATACTGACGCGGAATATGTAAGAACCATCACGGAGGAAATCCTATGAGTATACAACAAGATACGAACAACGTAGAACAAGCATTGTTTGGCTGTCTAATAGCCAGTCATCAATGTGTTAACATGAACAAAACGTCAGGTAAGGCTGACATTTCCAAGAGGCATGAACATTGCCTCAAGGCATCAACAGCCTTGAAGGACACCAAGATTTCGGGGGTTACGGATAATGCCATGACCCTCATCAAGAACTTGGGTCTTGAACTTGGCATCGACAGCACAGGGATTGATGGTAAAACAACCAACGTCTTTGCTAAGACAGTAGGCGGTAGTGGTCTTAACGCCAAGACTTCTGCTTACTACATCTGCCAAGCAGTACAGAACATGGTTCTGTCATACCTTGATGGTAAGACACAGGCTACTAACGCAGAAGTCAAAGAAGCAATAGCGAGACTCGCTCAAGACATGGTTCCATCAGT